CAGGTCACGAGCTTCGCTCTTAGAGAGCTTGCCCTGTACGGCTGAGGCGTCGACAAAACGCTCAGCGCGTACTTCTTGATTTTCTTCGTGGTTTTCCACTTCTTCAAGGTTTTGAGTTAATTCTTCAGGGAGTTCAGCCGTGCGAGCCTCCTCCAGCGATCGCAAAGCGACGCTCGTGGTGGGGTTGGCTCCTCGCGGCGTGAGAGATATATCGTAGATCTCGCCCACCTCTTCGATCACTCGAAGCGGCTTCTCGGAGCGTACGTTCTCCCAGCGTTCCTTCTTAACAGTGAACGCCCAGGAGGCCTGATCTACGTCACCGCGGCCCACAAGGGTGCGGACCTCGTTGCCTGTGGCGGTGTCGGGAAAGTCGAACGAAAAGTGAAGGCCCTCGGCATCTACACCTAAACGCAATGAACCCTTGCCAAATTTGCTTCGGGCCAGCACCTTATCGTAATCGTGATTGTACAGAGCGTGGATGTCGTAGTTCTCGAGGCTGCGGAAGGCAGTCGGCTCGATGCGCTCGACAAAGGAGCCCATATCGTACTCGCGGAAGTTAGCCGCGTAGCCTTCAGCTTTGCCCTCCGTCTGAGGGATCGCTTGGCTGCGAATTTCCTTCTCCATCTTGTGAGTTGTTAGAGTCACCCATATGCATGGGTTTGTTGTAAGTGTCCCCGCCTTCAATCGGAGGCAGTCCCTCCTGTCGGCGGATTTCGTTGGCGCTCATGGCACCGATGTTCCAGTACGAGACGTTCCGCTGAACTTCCGTCTGGATGTCTCCACGGGTCAACGCCTTCATGTCCATAACGAAGCGGCGGTTGCCGTTCAGGAGCTTGTTGGTGAACTCGAGCTCAATCATCTCCACCAGGGGCCGGATGCAGTCGCTCACGAATTGAGCGTTCTGGGCTTCGATGGAGTTGGCATAGCCAGCGCCGTCCATGTGGCCGATCTTGTGCGGAGGCACAGAGTACAGGCGGCAGATCTCCTCCACAGAGAAGCGGAGGCTCTCAATGAGCTGGCTCTCCTGGAAGTTGGCAGCCACGGGCTTGTATTCAGCGCCCTCAGTCAAGACGGCCGTGCGGCCTTTGTTCTCTTTGTTCAGCTGGTCCCACTGCGATCCGATAGCCTTCACGCGGTCCGGGTCCTTGATGGTTCCCTGGAGCTGGAGCACACCTTTGGGCATGCCGCCGTTGCCGTAGAAGCCACCCATGTGGGAGGTTGCTGCCATCGACGTGCCGATGATCTCCTTCGCGTACACGATAGGACTCACGCCGTTGATGCCGTCGAGGGTCCAGTACTTCAGGTGGATGATCTGGTCTGGGTCCAAGTTCATGGTCACGCCAGTGGTCAGCCACACCTTGTACTTCAGGGTGCCTCCTGTGGTGTCAATTTGTACGAGGTCGGTGTCGAGGAGCTCCAGGCCGCTAAGGTTGGAGCCGTTCCGCATCGGTAAAATGTAGGCATTTCCCCGGAGAAGGAGCTGCGCCATGAAGGCTTTGCGGAAGTCGAAGGAATTGTAGCTTTCATTTGGTCGACGGCTCACGAGGTCGTTCAACATCCCCATCTGCATGATCATCCCCTGGTCCGTTTCGCGGTATAGGTGGAACGGCAGAGAGGCCACAGTGTTCCCGATTAGGTTCACGCATGAGAAGACTGCCGACACCTTTGGCGCGTTGGTGCTGCTCACGTTCTCACCAGCCAAAGTACTGGTGCCGCCGAACAGGCTCAAGAGCCAGGGCTTCGGATTTATCACGCCGCTCACAGAACGGACAATACGGTCATACCATGCCATCTCTTGCAAAGTTACACAAAAATGATATCCATCTCCTCATACGATGAAATTCCTGTGTTTGCGTTGTGAACGTAACCAGCTAAGGCCGTGATGAGTGCCGCGGTGCCGTCAATTCGGTCCGGGGCCTTGTCCTTTTGAAAGGTCCAGTTGTCGTTCTTGTCGATGTGGAGGCTCGTGTTGGCGATCATCCAAGCGGTGATTGGGTTGCCGTCGTGCCTGAATTTGCGCGTTTGCACCATCCGGAAGAGGAGCTTCATGGGCTCGTTCACCATGAGTGCACTCTGTCGCACCTCCCAGCAAAAGGCCTTTCCGTACTTCTGGCGTAGCTTCTCCACCGTCTCGGCAGCGTTCCAGGGGTCGAAGAAGATTCCCTCCACTGGGTGCTCATCCATGATGCGCTCGATCGCTGCGATTCTGTGCTCCGTCGTAGTGACCTCACCCTTGACCACTTCAAGCTGGCCGTTCTTGATCCAGTTCTTCACCAGGTTCGGGTACTTCTGCCGTCTTTTGGTCATCGCGTGCTCCGTGATCTGGTACTCCTGGACAGAGTAGAACTCCTCCCCGTTGAAGTACACCACGGCATAGGCCGTGAAGTCGTTGACCGCGGCAAGGTCCACACCCAAAAAACAACGCCATTTGTCGAGGTTTTTCGGCTTGCCGCTTTGGCATTTCAGCCACTTGCTGAGCTCAATGTAGGGTTGAGCGCTGCCCGCCCATTGGTTGAGGTGCAGCTTGCGAAGTGAGAGGAGCGTCGGTTCATCGTGCTTGGCCGTATTGCTGAGCTCCTCCAGGTACTTCATCGAGACAGTCACCCCGAGCGACGGGTTCGCCTTAGCCCACACCTTTGGGTCGTGCGGGTCCTCCTCATCGCCCGCGCCGTAGATGATGGTGAGCCAGCTCGGGTCAATCTCTGGTTGCTCCGCCACTCGCTCCGCGTACTCGTGCCACTTATGGGCGAAGGAGTAAGCACTGCCCGCCGTGGTGATGGCCACAAACTTCGAAGGCCGCGCCGCCATAGACGTGCGAAGCGCCTCCCAAAGCTCCGGTCCCTTGACCTCGTTCCAGGAGTGGATCTCATCCGCAAGAATCAGGCTCGGGTTCAGTCCGTGGTTGCTGCCTCCGTCCGACGTGATGGTCTTGAGGTAGCCCGGTCGGCCCTTGAGTCGTATCTCCTTGCGGAAGGGTTCGAGTACCTTCTGGAGTTGTGGGTTGAGGAGGATCATGTTCCTGACATAGCCAAACAAGATTCCCGCCTGTTCCCTGGTTGCAGCTGCCAGGATCACCTGGGGGTTCGAGTTGTTCTTGAATCCCTCCAGCATGTGGGCCACTGCGAGCATGGCGATGAAGGCACTCTTCCCGTTCTTCCTCGGAATCTCGAGCCAGATCATGCGCTTGCCCTCGCCCTCACGGATCAGGTGCCTCTGCCAGTCAAGGAGCTTGACAGGTTTCCCCGCGTGCTCATCTTCCGTCAGCACACAGTATCTCTCAATGATGTTCTCAGTCCAGGTCAAGTCCATCAGCCAGTGTCTTCTTGAGTTTTTCGATCTGGGCTTCTGCCTTTTGGAGTGTTTCGATTGCTGGATTCTTCCTGAGCACAGGCTTCCCTCGGTCCGTCACTGCTTCAAGTATTGCTCCGTGTTGGTCAATTGAGCGCTCGCACTCCAGCTTGATGCGCTCCCAGCGTTGTAGTTCTTCGTTCATGGCTTAAAAGATTGTGTTTGGGGGGTCCTGGTCCCTCCCCCCGAAAAATGAAGAGGCGGCAGTGGAATTTCCCGCGTTCTCTTTTAAGATGCGACCCCACCCCCGTTCTTGTGCCGTCTTCTTTCCGTGGCACTGGATGCACAACAGTTGTAGGTTGGTCTCATCATATATCTCACCGCCCTGTGCTATGGGCTTGATGTGGTCCACATGAATCTCACGCTCGAAGAGTGGCACATGACCACACTCCTCGCATCTTGGTCCACGTCGCATGAGTATGGCCTGTCTGTATTTGCGCCATCTCTTGCTTGCGTAGAGTGGATTGGTTTCTGTGATCCTCTCCCTCTTGTGCTTTGGCTTTAGGTAATTAGGCATACAATTCATTAATTAACTACTTTTTTCAAAACTTTCTTAGAGCTATATACTCTATACATATATATCATGTTTATATATATAGTAGTTAATGTAGTTAATTCTATTAGTGTAGACCTACGTTCCATACTGTTTTGAGTAGTTACTAAGTGGTTCATTTTAGGCCCTATTGGTTAATTGGTGCCAGGGCTTTCACCATCCGCACATTGTCCGTAGATGTAAAAACTCGCAGTTTTAACCCCAACTGATTAACAACTGACCGCACTTTGTTCCTGGCGAAAGGTCTGTTTGAAGTCTCGTGGCAATAGCTCGTATAGGTCCGGTAGAACTCACTGAAGGAGATCTCCTGGCCCTCGTACATAGTGAGCTCTTCATCATAGAAGCTCTGGAGCGAGTTGATGGCTCGGCGGTACTCTGCCAGCTCGATGATGTTGGACGGTACTTCCGTGAACTTTCGGTGCTTCTTGAGCCGCTGGAGCCCGATGTTGGCCCAGGCAAGAATCCCAGGAATCTCCTCCCGCAGCTTGGCCGTGAGAGCCCAGTCCTCTCGCCCTACAAAGGAATTGTTGAGGTTGATCACCATCAAACGCCGGAAGACCCCGTTGCTGATGTCATCCACCATAGGGAGCCCGTTGGTCGCAAAGGCAAACTTCGCATGGGGCGTGAAGTCAAACGGCTGCTTGTACTTTGGGTTGGCCGTCATGGTTTCACCCGCGATGGCCTTCTTGAAGCCTGTGGTCCCTGTGTTGTCTTTGTAGCTGATCTCTGTCGCTATGTTGACCCAGGATCCAACCAGGCGCTCAAGGTTGCGCTGCTCGTTAAGCTCATGCCACTCCAGGCGTGTGACGTGCGGGAAGATGGCAGCCAAGACGTCCAGGATGACGCTCTTGCCGTTGCCACCATCACCGTACAGTACCAGGGCCTTGTGGAGGTTGAGGCTTCGGTCCATGCAATAGCCGAACCACTCCTGGATCACGGCTATCTTTTGGGCCTTGTCATCATCACCCTCAAACACATCATCCAGGAACTTGAGCCATTTCTCTGGTATGCCCAAGAGGTCATAGTAGTGTGGTATGATGTCCGTCTGTTTGAGCTCAATTCGGTAATCTTTTGAGCCGATAAACAGGCCGGACTGATCCAGGTATCCGTTCTCGAAAGGGATAACCTCAAAGTTCTCCTCGTTGTTCTCCAGCTTGCGAGCCAAGTGGTCGGTGATGTACTTTGCCTTTTGGTCGCTGCCTTTACTCTTGAGAAGGTCGAAGATCAGGCTCTGGAGCTCCTTAGATGTAAATTCTGCATAATAGTTATTATAAGCGATAAAAAAACGGCCCTTTCTGTAAAAGCCGTTCCGTTCAGTGATTTGCTGCTCGAGCCATAAGGCGGCAGCGTAGGGGTCGGTCAGTCCGTCAATTGCTTCCATCTGTTAAAAAAATCGTTCCATCTTGCTATATCAAACTCTCTGTGACTAAATTCTTCCAAAATCTGTGCAAAGTCCTTTTCCCGGATCAGTGCAAAGTACAAAGGGTGAGAATACAGTCTGGTGAAGAAGAGCGTCATCTTCCGAAGAAGCTCCGCTTCATGTCTGAGCTGCTCGAGCTCACGCATATGCGTGACGTAAGCCCGGCGCTCGTTGTTCATGTTGAGGCCTTTGGCCTCTGCTCGCTCAATGCTTTTACGCCAGGCGTTCATGGCGTAGGTATGTCAGTCCTTCGAACTTCATCTCCGAGTAAGCCTGAGCCAGTTTCGTGTTAAAGAACTCCAGCGATATGTGGACCTCTCTTCCGCACTCGTTCAAGAAGAAGAAGCGGAACTTCATGGGCTTTCTTTCCATCACATAATCTTCTCGCGTTTCAACATCCAGGCGATCTCCTCAGCGTCCTCGATGGTCATCACCACCAGGGTCGCTTTCCGGTTCTTCTTCCAGAGGAGGACGTTGTACATCCCATCTGTCTGCGGCATGCGCTCCAGGACCGCGTGCGGATCCAGGCCGCGCTCGACGTGCTTGGCTTGGAACTGGAAGGGGTAGGTCTCAACGAAGTCTACTCCCTGGGCGTCCAGCCACTTGTTCATCTCCCGTGCCGTCCGGCAGTTGGGGAAGAGCTGCCGCAGCCTTCTGGCCACGGCTTGCTCGAATCGGTTGCCTTTGTGCTTACTGTTCATGAGTCAAAGGGATCAATGTCTGCGGCGTACTCATCCAAAAGCGGGTAGATTTTCTCCCGCAATTCCTTCGGCAGCTGCACAACGTGCCCACCTATAAATAGGTTCCAGTTATGCACTCGAATCGTGCATCCGTCCTCATCACAATCGCGGTAGGTTTCCACGATGATTTGGTCCTCAAGGTTGAGGTCGCAAAGGGTCATTTCGTGTGTCATCGCTTTCTGTTTTTGCCTTCATACCAGTGCAGCCACGTCTTCATCTTTTGCAGCTGCTTCATCTGTCCCCAAAGTTCGCTGGCTTCGTGAGCCGTTGCTTCCTGTTGCTTTGCTCGTACCAGGGCGAGCTGGCCTTCAATGAAGACCTCAAGCTCTTGCCCCATAGGTGTCTCAAAATTGCTCATGTGCGTCCTTCATTTGGTCATACACAAGTTTGGCCAAATCCTTCAGCTCGTGGACGCGGTAGCCGTCTTTAGCGTTCAGGTGCTCCATCGCCAATTTAAACGCGACCTGGATCAGGATGCTGCGGTCTTTACCTCCCGCGTTGTTTGCGGGAGCTTGTGGTGTATATCCGCCGCCGCGGTTCTGGTTGAAGTCGCTCACGATCTTAGCCAGGGGCGTCTGGTTGCGGTCGGTCTTGCCGGTCAGCTCGTAGTTGATGGATTGCCCAGCGTGGAAGGCGTCGGGTTTCTTGGCGTTCACCTTGATGTGTTCGCCGTTGGAGAGGTGCAGCTCGTAGGAGTACATGAGGCCGTAGGCTGACTCCCAGGTGCCGTCACCGGTTGCGTGTTGGATGGTTGCAGTTTTCATTTTGACAGATTAAAAAGGAAACAAAAGGCGAACGATCGCGATGGTTGCCGCGACCATAGTCAAAG